AACTCCGAGACATAGTGTGGGTCTTTGCAAGAGTTGGATCACGCTCTCAAAAATTTTCCAGAAAAAATTTTTTTTGGTAGGTTTTAACCTAGTGATAAGCTATCTTTGCATTCTTAAAATTTAGAAGATATGTACAACGACACAAAATATAATGCAGAAGTAGAAGCTGCAAAAGAGAAAAAATGCCAATGCGGAAAGAACTTATTAACTTGTGAATGCAAGTCAAAAGACGAAGCTTTCTTTGATGCTTGGACTAAAAGTTTAGAGAAAATGGAGCAGCCAAAAGCTTGTTCTGTTAACAACCCAGATTGTGAAAACTGCGGAAGTTAGAAAAATTATGTATCTTTGCATAATTAGAAGCACACGTTACAGTGTATCACCCTTGAGGGCCGAGAGGTAAGTAGAGGGTCAGACGTTGGATTGTAGATCCTAAATAAGGATTAGAGTTTTCTCCAATAGCTTCGGAAAGAGAGGATATAGCCCCTAGGTTGGATACATGTCACATAAGTAGGTGTGGTGAATTAACACTGATTTTAGTATCCATGGGTCTCCGGTAGTGCCGGAAGAACTACTAGCATGGTAAAATTCCAATTGAAATAGGTGTCTCAAGGGGGAAACTATATCCATATATGAAGTTAATTAAACATAAAGGAGTATACATAGATCAAAGCAATGTAGATGGTTGGGGCGTTTTTACTTCACAAGATATTAGTGAAGGTGAAATAGTTGAAGAATGTCCAGTACCAGAAGCTTTGTTTCCTGTAGAATATAGGACTAAGTTTATGCATTTTCTACCTTTTCCCAACTTGAAAGATAGAATAGCACTGTGGCAACCTACTGGATTTGCACCACATCTTAATCATTCTCCTAAATACAATGTAGTATGGTCTATAGATCAGGACAAAATGATAGCTACATTTACTGCACACACAGATATAAAGGCAGGTCAAGAACTTTTTATTAATTATAATTTGGAAATGTAAAGTATTTTTTTATAACTTTGTAGCATTAACCAAATTATAGAAATAATGGCAAAGGAATTAACATTTCAACCCTTCGGAGCGTGGATCATTGTACCACGTCCAGATGCAAAAAAGACAGAATCAGGAATCATCCTTGATGACGCAACTGCAAAAGCATTACAAACAAACATAGTAGAAGTATTGGCGGTAGGCCCGCAAGTTACGCAAACTAAGGTAGGAGATACTATTATGGTAGACCCTAACACAGAGGCTATGCTTATTCATATAGAAGATAGGCCTTACTTGTTTGTAAATGAGTTTCAGGTATTAGGTAAATTCTAATGAAGATTCCAGGTACTGTAACCATAGATTTAAAAGACTACTTAGATTTGGTAGAATACAATCAAAACGTTAGTACGCTTAAAGACAATACGTCTAGAGCGGCTAAGGAGATGTCTGTATTTCTATCTTTTCTGTGTACCAGGTCTGATATAACTCAGTATGTAGAAGAATTTAATAGGCAAGCTACCACAGCTAAGATTGTTATAGATAATGGTAGAGCCACAATAGAATTTAAAGATGATACGAACAAAGTTTCAGACGGAGAGCTTTGATGAGCTCTTTGAATTGTATGATGAATTTGAAAGTAAACTAACTATGTGGTCAGAAAAAAATATTGATGCTACCTGGGATATACAAATCTTTATAGGAGATCATGAGTACACAATAATAGTAACAGTAAAAGACGATGCAGACGAAAAAACCAAATAAGAAAAGAATATATATAGATGGAGGACCAATGAAAGTTGATTACCGTGTATATGATTTATTAAAAGAACAGACTCTTAAGATACAGCAGTATGAAGCAATTCTTGCTGCATATCTAAAGGAGAAGGAAGAAAAAAATCAAGATGGAGAAGAAAATAACGATTAACGTAAACTCTACGTACAAATTTTTACAAGTTTGGAATGGTATTTTTAATCTAACTAGTATGGAGCTAAAAGTTTTATCATCTTTAGTAGACTGTGCTGCAGGTTTAGGAGATATTAATATATGTAGTCCTGATTCTAAAAAAGCAGCTGCTAAAGTATTAGGTATTAAGGATTACAATACTTTAAATAACTATGTTAAGAAATTTAAAGATAAAAAAGCACTTAGAAAAGAAGGTAAGAACTATTTACTTAGTAAGCTTTTAGATTTAGATACAAAGAGTGTAAAAATTAATATAAACTGGTATGAGTGATAATAAAACACCTGGCATTTGGTCTATGACTAAAAGCTTTAGTAGAGATTTAGCAAAATGGGTAAAAGAAGGAGCACCTAATGTGTCTCCAGAAGATTATACTGAAAGACTATCTGATTGTAATGCATGTGAGCATTTAATTAGGGATAAGATGAGATGTGGTAAGTGTGGATGTCTAATTGAGCATAAAGCAAAATGGAAAACTACTAAATGCCCAATAAATGTATGGAAACCACAAACAATAAACAATGACCAAATCCAAGAAGGAGATAATACAGATACTAGCGACAAAGCATAATTTATCTTTAGAGAAAGTGGAGTCAATAGTTAATAGTCAGTTTAAGTATGTATCTAAAACAATGTCTGCTGGAACATTTGACTCTGTAAGACTACCATACTTTGGTAAGTTTTCATCTAAGAAAGCAAGAAGAGATAATATAACAAAAAGAAAGAATGAATCTACTGGAGATAGTAAATAATGTAGCAGTTCCTTCTCCTTACACTCTTACAATAGAAGAGTTTAAAGGATTAGACACTAAAGAGTTGGCATATGTATTTTTTATGTGTGACCATACTTCTCCTTTTGCTGTATTTGATGTTGAACAAAGACATGATGAGGTAAAGCTAAGTGTTTATGGTAAAAGTAAATGGACAGCATCATCTAAGGTGAAAGGTGCTTGTGATAAGTATAGAAAACTAAAAGAAACCTCAGCGGTTAAGTTATTAAAGGCTGCAAGGAACTCTATAGTTAAATTAGAGAGATATTTTGACACTGTAGATTTAACATTACTAGATGATAACGGTAAACCTATCTACCATGCAAAAGATTTAGTTGCAAACTTATCTAAGATGGGAGATGTAGTAGATGGACTAATAAAACTAGAGGATCAGGTTAAAAAACAAGAGCAAGTCAACACAAATGCACGTGGAGGAGTTGTAGTTAACAAATATAGTTCGTAAATTGGGAGCATGGATTTTTTAGATGACTTAGAAGCATACAATAGCTCAATGGACAACGCATATAACTTTATAACTAAGAAGATAACTCTTGATGATATATATGAAGCCGCAGAAAATGAGGGAGAACTAATGGAATTTTATTTACCATTTGATCCTATAGAAGGAGACGGAAGAGATGAAGCTACACTAGAATTATTAATATCACATTTTATAGAAATAGAAGAATACGAGAAATGTCAGGAGTTAGTAAACATAAAGAGGAAGTTTTTAGAGGCACCAAGGGATTAGCTCCTGCGGCTACGTTATATTTAGAGAATGGCTACTACACGAATGCCTTACCCGGTACAAAAGCATATTATGACTACTGGGATGAAGAAAGAAAGCGTTGTGTGTACGGATTTACTCATAATGATATTACAATAACAGGTAATCATTACTTTTATCTTAATTATTGTCCCATTGACAGGTCTGTTGATGAGGAATTACCAGATGGTTCTACTATAGCTCGTAGAGAGCGTACATTTCCTGCGTTTTATGACGGAGATTGGAGATACTTTACTGCAATTGATAATTGTAGGAAAACAAACAAGCATATGACTGTTCTTAAGTCACGTCGTAAAGGATATTCTTATAAAGCAGCCGCAATGCTTGCTAGAAACTACTTTCATATAAGAAATAGTAAGAATTATGTATTTGCAGGACAAAAAGAATACTTAATTGGGGATGGTTTACTATCTAAGGCTTGGGAGATCCTTTCTTTTGTGGATGATAACACAGCATGGACGCAACCTAGACTTACAGACAGAGAAATGAATAAAATGTCTGGATATAGGAAGAATGTAAACGGAGCACTAGTACAATTAGGAATGAAATCCCAAATAATGGGAGTATCACTAAAAGATGACCCAGATAAAGTAAGGGGTAAGGCAGGAGAGCTTATATTCTTTGAAGAAGCAGGTTCATTTCCAGGATTATTAAAAGCATGGGAAGTTGCAATGCCTACAATGCGTCAAGGTAATAAAACACTAGGAACAATGGTAGCTTTTGGTACAGGTGGTACAAAAGGTGCAGATTTTTCAGGTATGGAAGAGTTATTTTACAATCCAGACGCATATGATTGCCTATCTTTTGAAAATGTATGGGATGATGGAGCTAGAGGTACTACATGTGGCCATTTTGTACCTATATACGAGAACTTAGAAGGATTTATAGACGATGATGGTAATTCTAACGCACAATTAGCTATAGAATTTGAAGAAGGCAACAGAAATAAGAAAAAAGGTACGAATGACCCTAAAGCATATGATCAATATATAGCGGAACACCCAATGTGCCCAGCTGAAGCTACATTACAAGTGTCAGGTAATCTATTTGACATAGGATCACTACAAGAACAGTATAATAAGGTAAAAGCTAACAAGTTACACACTATTGGTACAGCAGGTAGGCTTTATTATGGTAAGAATAATCTTATAAAGTTTGAACCAGACGGAGATGCTAGGCCTATTCTAAGGTATCCTCATCGTAAGGAAGATAATCTTGAAGGAGCCATTGTTCTTTATGAAGGCCCTTACAAAAATCGGGAGGGACAAACTCCGCATAACCTATATGTAATTTGCCATGACCCGTATGGACAAAACCAATCAGCAGACTCCAGCTCTTTGGGTGCTGCGTATGTGATAAAGAGAGTAAATAATATATCAAAACCTGATGATTTAATTGTTGCTAGTTATGTAGGTAGGCCACACACTCAAGACGAATATAACAAAAATCTATTTATGTTAGCTGATTATTTTAATGCTAAGATAGGATTTGAGAATGATAGGGGTGCTGTAATACAATATGCAAAGCAGCATAGGAAGTTACATAAGCTTCAAGAAGAATTTGAGATGTTAGACAAGAAAGACTTAAGATCTAAGACGGTAAAACGTCAATATGGTATGCATACAACAGAGGCTAGGAAAAGACAGGGAGAGTTATACATACGAGATTGGTTAAGTGCAGTAAGATCTGTAGAAGAGGATGGAAAGACTATACTAAACCTACATAAAATTTATGACCTTGCGCTTTTGCAAGAACTTATAAAGTTTAATACTAAAGGTAACTTTGACCGCGTTATGGCACTAATGATTGGTATGTATCATACTAGAGAATTGTACAATGCAGAGGTTAAAGAGATATTAGAAGATAATGCAAGTAATGATTGGTTTGATCAGAACTATCATTAATGCTATATATATAAAGAAAGCTTAAAAATATATACACATAGTATAAATGTGTGTAAAAAACATTAATTTTGTAACATATGTATCTAGGGGGAGACAAAATACCGCAGCAAAAGCTGCCTTTATCAAAGAAAAATAAAAAGTGGAGAGAAAGCTGCTTAGAAGCTTTTATCGACTTATCTAATCAAGGAGTCAACCAGAGAAAGGATGACCTTAAAAGATTATATGACTATTATAACGGTGTAATTTTAGAGGATGACTATCGTTACGTGACTCACCCGTATGGGAAGAGTCGTAATAATTTCCCCTCTAAAATGCGTAACTATCCTATTATCAAGCCTATAATTGATCTTCTTCTAGGTGAAAAGTCAAAACGCCCTCTGAATTACACCGTTACAGTACAGAATGGAGATGCTGTAAGTGAAAAAGAAAAAGCTAAACAGCAAGTTATATTTCAAAACCTTCAACAAAGGTTTATACAAATGATGGCTAAAACAAATCCAGAGCTTGTAGAAAATATAGAAACTCCAGAGGACATTCCATTACCAAAAGACGTAGCAGCACAGTTTGATAATAGTTATGTAGATAACAGAGCTATTAAAGGGCAGCATGCTTTGACTTATATAATGCAATCTGAAGAAGTATACGAAAAATTACAAAAAGGTTGGTTTCATTTCTTAATATCTGGAGAAGTATATACTCACAGAGGAGTTAGAAGTAAAGAACCTTTTTATGAGATACTTAATCCTATTGATGTAGATTATGATAAAGATCCAGACATTGAGTTTGTAGAAGATGGCGATTGGGCTTTAGTTAGAAAATATGTACATGCTTCTACAGTTGTAGATCATTTTTATGATTTTTTAAATGACGAAGAGGTACTATCTTTAGAAGAACCTAGACACTCTGATCCAGAATCTTATCTATTATACAGACAAGCTAGATCAGGGGCAGATTCAAATGTTCAAAGAAACAGACTTATTGAAGTATGTACTGTATATTGGAAATCTAGAAAAAGAATTGGCTTTTTAGAATACATGGACCAAGAAACTGGTGCTATGGAGGAAATGGAAGTTAATGAAGGATTTAAAATGCCTGCAGAATTAAAAGAACTAGGAGCTAAGGTTACATACCTTTGGGTAAATGAAGTATGGGAAGGTACTAGAATTGATGGTAGATTATATGTCAACATCAATCCTGTAGCTAATCAAAGATTATCATTAGATAACCCATCTGCTTGTAAACTTCCTATTAATGGTAGAAAATATTCAGATATAAACTCTGATAACATATCTTTAGTATCATTAGGTATACCTTATCAGTTAAATTACAATATTTACAAATATAGATTAGAATTAGCTATTGCTAGATCAAAAGATATTATTGCACAGTTTGATATTAACATGATTCCAAAGAAATGGGACATGGACAAGTTTATGTATTACGTTGAAGGTACGGGTATTGCTTGGGTGGATTACAACAAAGAAGGAATACAATTGAACCCACAGCATCAATCCGTACTGGATATGTCTATTAAGACTATTGGACAGTATATACAATTATTAGAGTCAATACTAAATGAATGGGAAAAACTTTCAGGAGTTAGTAGACAAAGACAGGGTACAATTGGGGCATACGAAGGTAAAGCTAGTTCACAACAAGCTATTGTACAATCTTCACATATTACAGAAGATTTATTTAGAAAGTTTGCAAGATTAGAACAAAGAGATTTACAAGCAATGTTAGATTACTCTAAAGAAGCTTGGCTTACTGGTAAAAAAGGAATGTTTGTAATGCCAGACGGTACTACAGACTTTTTAGACCTTGATACTTTACAACATATGGAATCTGAATACGGAATATTTGTATCAGACTCTGGTAAAGATCAACAAAGGTTAGATCAGATAAAAGGTCTTACACAAGCAATGGTTCAAAATGGAACTAAAGCTTCTACAGTAGCTGACATGATGGATGCAGAAAGCTTCCCTCAAATTAAAGCTAAATTAAAAGCAGCAGAGAAAGCGGCTGAAGAATTAGAAGCAGCTCAGCAGCAAGCACAACAACAAGCTCAGCAACAACAGATGCAAATGGAGCAAAATAAATTAGAGCAGACAAAAATTGAATCTGAGAAAGATAGACAGAAAGATATTGAGATTGCCTTAATAAATGCTGAAGCTAAGCAAAATCCAGAACTAGATGGATTTAATATGCAGAAACTTATGCAAGATTTTGAATTAAAACAGCAAGAGTTAGCTATTAGGGAAAAAGAAGTAATGGATAAGTCACAGATAGCACAAGATAAAAATAACATAGCAAGAGAGGGACAAAATGCTAAACAATCAGACTCGTAGACAAATACTAAGCGAAGCTAGACAAACTGGTTTCCAAGGTAGTGTATTAGACTTGTTTCAATTAGCGGAACAAGGAGCTGATGTATCTGGTATGTTACAATCTGAGGCGCAGGCTAAACAGCAACAGCAGCAAATGCAGGTTGCACAAACAGCTAAAGAGCAAGAGGTAGGACTAAGAGAAGAACACGCGCGCGGGAACACTGGTGCATCTATGGCATTTCCTAATGTAGCTCCTAACCAAGCATTTAATACAGAAGGCATGAAAGTGCCTATCAATATATCAAAGGTAGATGAACAAGGACATCTAGTTCAATCTTTTAATAACGTACCACCTGGTATTAAGAATTTACCTACAGGACCAAAGCGGGGTACAGTTATAGAAACGCCTGCTTATAAAAATGGTGGATATAAAGGATACAAGCAAAAGTATCAGAATGCAGGGTTTAAATTACCTCCACTTGGTAGTACTAATCTTGATGTAAGAGCTTTAATGAATCAGGAACTAAACAATCAAAATACTTCTTTAGATACGAACCCAGCAACTGCTGTGCAGCAAAAGAATGTAGTTACTGAAAATCTTAATACTCAGAATAAAAAGCTTTATGATCAAACAATATCTAATATAAATACTAAAAAGGCAAATAACGAACAGTTAAATGCTTCTGAAATGGCAGTTATTCAGGCCGGTCCAAATGCACAATTTGATACTAAGAATACAATAAAGAAAGTAACAGATATGCAAACTGCATCTCTTCCTGAAAATCAAGGTGAGTTTAGAGATGTGGTTAAAGATAATATGAGAGACGTAATGGCTAACTCTTTTTTAGCTAGTCAAATAGCTTCAGGATATGGTGGAGATTACATAAATCAATCTCTTCAAGATCAAAACAACTATGAAGAAAAATTTGATAATCTTCTTAGTGGTACAGGGCAAAAAACTATGCAACAAGTTGCTTTATCTACTATGGGTGTTGGATCAAGTGCTTCACTTGCAAGAAATCCTGCTTCTACTAATTTTGCAAAAAGAGCTCTTGCTTATCCAACAGATAAAACCGCTAAAGGTATTAATACGTTACTAACTACTCCTGGGGTTAAAGGTAAACTTGGAACAGGTTTAAATACTTTATATAATTATGGTTATATAAGTGGACTGCCTAAAGTTTTGAGTAGTACTGCTGAAGCAGGAGTAGGATATTCAGCCGGAGAAAAATCAGGACAAGAGGCCGGTTTAAAGATAGGAGTAAATGCTTTAAACTATATTCCTGCTGTTAAAGGGTTTAATACCGCTAATAAATATATACAACCTGTTGCACAAAATTATAATAAAATTAAAACAGTAGCAAAAGCAGGGTATGATCTTTATAAAGGTAATCCTGAAGATGCTGCGATACGAATGACAGAGCTTGTTGGAGGAGGAAATAGTAAATATTATAAAAAGTATCTTAGAAAATTACTGCCTGATGATATTAAATCAGATATTACAAAAAGTACTATAGATGCATTTGTTCCTAAAGTTTATGGAGGCCGGCCTTCTCAAAACTTATTAAATTTTGAAGGCAAGTGATATATAATAAAGGCATAACTAAAAACCATATTGCATGTGTAACAACTTGCAATTTTAATTATTTTTGTAAAAACTAAATTTATATAGATATGACACCAGATGAAGAAAACATTGGATTAGACGACATTTCGTTTGACGATGTATTAGACGGAGGATCTACAGAAACGCCAAGTGATTTGGCAATAGATACTCCAGAAGCAGAAGCTGATGAGCTTGATGCGGATGCAGAAGAATTACAAGAAGAAGAATCTAACGAAGAAGAAGTTGAAGATGATGATACTGAAGAAGAGTTAGAGGAAGAAGAAGAAGATGATGATGATGATGAGGAAGTAGAAAGAGAAGGTTCTACTGTAGTATCAGAGATTCTAGAAAAACTAGGATATGAGACTGAAGAAGAGTACGATGATACAACAGAAGGACTATTAGCTATGACTCAAGACGTAGGAAAACAAATGGCAGAAGATCAATTAGATGGCCTGTTTGAAAACTTTCCTTTAGTTAAAGATCATTTAGAATACGTTCTTAACGGAGGAGACTCTCAAGATTTTATGCAAGCATACGATCCTAACCTAGATTATAGTAGGATAGAGTTAGACGAAGAAGATTCTAGAAGTCAGAAAGGAATACTATCTGATTACTTCGTAACAAAAGGTCACGATAAAGATTTTATTGATGAATTATTGACTGACTATGAAGACACTGGTAAATTATACCAGAAAGCTGAAGCTGCTAGAAAGGCAATGGGTAAGATGCAAGAGCAATCTAGATCTCAGTTAGTTGCTAGAAAACAAGAAGAAAGGCAACAAGCGCAGGAACAGCAACAAAATTTTTGGAATGGTGTATATGAAACCATTAATGAAACTGATGACTTTTCAGGTATATCAATTCCAAAAAGAGAAAAATCAAAGTTTTTTGATTATGTCTCTAAACCTGTGACCAAAGATGGTAGAACACAGCGAGATTTAGATCATTCTGAATCAGAAATAGAAACTAAGTTAGCAATTGACTACTTAATGTATAAAGGCTTTGACTTATCTAAGTTTGTAGATAAAAAAGCAAAAACACAAAGTGCTAAATCGCTAAAAGATAGAATTTCTAGAAATGAAGAAAGAGTTAAAAGCGCACGAAAAGCAACAAGACGCAAGAGTAAGCAAGTAGACTTAGATGATTTAGATCTTAACTTTTAATAAAAAATGGCAATTTTAAAATGCAACTTAACTTAAATAAATAAAATTAGATAATTATGAGCTTAAACGGAACAAATATAAGCGTTCAAAAAACGTTTTATAACGATTCACAAATGACAGACATGAATAGTCTGGCAAATGCTCTTTTGTCAAAACCAACTGAACTTTCTCCGATTATCACACACTTGTCTGGTAAGGATGATAAGCGTTTTCCATTATCTTTCTTAACAGAAGGAGCTGGTAACGTTCAATCAATCGACAGATTAGAGTATGAATATCGTGTGGCTACTCACAAATTGAGAACACGTCCAGTTGCTGTGGCAAATGCAGGAGCATCTTTAGGTCAAGGAGGATCAACATTTACGTTGGTATTCCCTGATAAACGATTTATTTTCCCTTACGTATTAGTAAACTCAAAAGGTGAGCTAGCGCGTATTATGGCAGAGCCTAAGCCTTACGCAGGTGGTTCTGGTTGGGAATATACTTTACAATTAGTAAACCCAGCTGCTACAGCGGTTCTTTCAGGAGGATTCAATGCAGGAGATCTTTGGGCGCAATTATATGCACCAGTAGGTGTTGACTTCTCAAGAGGTAACGCTTCTAACTGGCAAGCACCAGGTAAAGTTCGTAACAAAATCACAACTGTAAGAAAATCTTACCACATGTCAGGTAATGCTAAAGACTTCGTAGCGGAGTTTACTTTACCAACTAAAGGTGGATCTTCTACTAAGTTATGGATGGATTACGAAGAGTACCAACACATGCTTGACTTTAAAGAAGAGTGTGAGATGTACTACTGGTACGGACAGAAAACTTACGACTCTAACGGATCAACTTTCATGAAAGATGAGAATGGCCAACCAGTAATTGTTGGACCAGGTTTATTCGAGCAAATCGTAAATACTGACACTTACTCAACTATGACTGAGTCTAAGTTGAAAAATATTATTGGTGATTTATTCTATCAAATGACTGACGCTAATCAGAAGCAGATTACTTTGTATACTGGTACTGGTGGAGCGCGTGAATTTGATGAGGCTCTTAAATCTCACTTTGCAGGTAACACTTTCAAAGTAGGTGGTGAGAACAGATTTATCACAGGTTCTGGTCGTAACTTAGGTTTGACTGGATATTTCACAACTTATGAGCACGTAGACGGACACGTAATCAATGTGGTAAAAATTCCACTATTTGATCATGGTCCTGTTGCACAAGCTCGTGAGAAGCACCCAGTAACTGGTTACTCTATGGAGTCTTACCGTATGGTATTTGTTGACCAGTCTAACTATGACGGACAAGCTAACTTGACAATGATCTCAAAGAAAGGTCGCGAGATGATGAGATGGTGTGTTGCTGGTTCTGTTGTACCTAGAGGATTCTCTGGATCAGACGCAAGAGCATCTGATGTTGATGGTGCAAGTGTACACATGTTGAAGACAGCGGGTATCTGCTTACGTAGATTTGATACTTCTCTGGATATTCAATGTGTAGCTTCCTAATTTAGGAGGTTAAAAGAGGCGAGCATTCGCAAGTCTATATATTGGTTTTTTGGTTGAGGTTGTGGGGGGCTTCGTGCTCCCCTCAATTTCTACTTTACGATACTGGAGAGTTATACTTTACATCCACTAATCAACACTTTAAAAGTACCAAATTATGAGTAAAAAAGTTTATTTACGAGCAAAAGCGATTAACAATCATTTGCCAAAGGAAATTAACGCAAGCGCTATTAGGAAACTAAGTAGTGTATATGTCAACAGACAACCACTAAAACCTTTTGACTCTGTAGAAGAGAAAAAATATTTAATGGGAATGTTAGATGTAGATCCCGCTCACATGGAGTGGCCAAAACACACCAAAAAATTCTGGGCTGAATTTACAGTTTCAGTAGGCTTTGAGGGTGTAGAATTAGAAGTAGGTACAACAGATGATGATGCACCTATTGACATTACTGACTTTTTAAAATATCATTTTGCTTTGAAACATCCACATGTAGCATTATCAGAAGAAGAAATGAATGCAGATTCGCAGAAACGTTTCTTTATACAAGATCTTGCTAAAAAGGATTTAAGACGTAACAATGATATTCAAGTTAAGAAAGATGCAGATAAAGCATTTATCAAAGTATCTTCTGACGAAAAGCAGATGCGTAGAGTCTTTAGACTATTAGGTAATATTAATCCTGAAACGTTAACAAGAGAGCAAGTTGAAAACATGCTTTATGACATTAAGGAAAAGCAACCTAAGAAGTTTATTAAAGTTTGTGCCGACAAGCACTTAGAAATGAAAGCAGAAATCGAGACAATGGTTACTGCAGGAGTACTAAGAAAGATTGGAAACCAAGTTATTTTTATTGACGAGGTATTAGGAGAAACTATGGATGATACAGTAATACACCTGAATGACAAAAAGAACTCAGGCAAATTAACAATTTTAAGAGCAAAACTTAAACAACTAGCATCTTAATGAATGTAACTGAAATGCATATAGCTATACAGCAGGGAGTGGATAAGATTAATTCACTCCAAGCTGATAGCTTATTATCTGAAGAGATAGATATTGAATTGAACAAAAACATGTTCAGATTCATCAATACTAAGTACGGTAGAAATAACATGTACAGAAAAGGTTTTGAAGAATCACAAAAAAGAATAGACGACTTACGTACGCTTGTACGCGAGTACGAAGCTCCTGTATCTTTTAAGGAGCAATTAAAAACAAAAATATTTGTTGACACATTCCAATTACCTACAGATTATATGTATTTGGTAAATCAACAATCAAGATTATGGATTAACAATTGTCAGTTTATAGACTACTCTTTAGTTAATCCACCAGCTATATATTTCTTTACACTAGATTTGAATAATTTTGTGTTAGATAATGCAGACGGAAGTTCTACTGCATTTATAAATGGGATTAATATGGTTGCAGATATTACAGGAACTGATGCTACATCTGCTAACATATGGTCTCCTTCTGCAGCTTTTATAGCATCTGGATGGACTCCTGAGTCTTACCCTGCTAATATAGAAGCTACTAAACAAGACATACTAAACAATGCAGGTGCAGGGTTTAACATATACTGGGAAGAATATGAAACACTTAATTACCCAGGACAGTTTATAGTAACTGTAGACGTTGACAGTTATGATTGGATAAATTGGGATTCATCAGTAGGTAATGCAACATTTGCTACTGGAGTTCCTGCTACAGGACAAACTGCTCCATCACCGCAAGGTTTACAAATAATGGATACTACGTATTCAGAAAGAAGAGAGCCATTAGCGTTCTCAGAAAGAATAACTGAGGGAAATAGATTTTCTCAGCAAGACGACATATTTAAGCTTTTAAGTGATCCGTTTAATACGACAAAACATACCTCTCCACTAACAACTATGAGAGGAAGTTCTATAGACATATACACTAGTGATATATTTATAATAGATACTCTAAAAATAACGTACATCAGAAAGCCTAACGAAATATCCTTATCTTTGGGGGTAAATTGCGAATTACCAGAGCATACGCATCAAGAAATTGTAGCTATGACGGTAAGTAGCATTTTAGAAGCTATAAGTGATCCTAGATATAAATCTGCGATTATGGAAGTAACAAAGAATGAATAGAATTATTAATCTCACTAAAATATAAAAAAATGAGACAATTATTAATCGGAGATGGTACAGCTGCAAGTTATTCAAATAACTTATTAGCTGCTGGATCTATTGACATACAAAAATTATCAGCTGACGGGAATACAAGTCTTGTACCAGGTGATACAATTTCAGATTCTGATAGCATCAGATTTGTACAAGGAACAGGGGATAAGCAAATTGCAAGCCCTTGGATTAAAGGAAAAAACGTTGTAGCATACGGCGGTAAAGCAGGTGCAGCTCAAACTGCAGAAGTAGCTAGAATTGCATTAGCAACTAACGCAGTTGCGGCAGGACAGCATACTCTTAAAGTAATTAACTTAACTAATGGTGCAGAACCATTTAACTTTAAATCTTACACAATTACTGTAGCTGCGGGTGCAACTCCAACTACACAGTGTACAGCTTTTACTACAGCTATTAATGCTGACTTACCTTACTGGGTAAATAGTATTACTAACAACGGTACAAGTATTGATTTTACTTGCTTTAAGAAAGGTGAAAGTTTAGCTGATGGATCAGTTCAATCTGAGCTAGTTCACATAGACTTTGCATTTGAAGCTATTGATGGTAATGGTAACGGAACAGCTGATACTATAACTTATCAAACTGCAGGTTCTAGAGGATTTGGAGATGGATTTTACATCAGAGAATTTGAAGAAGAATTACAAGGTTCTGGATTTGGATACTACAACAGAGTTGAGTTACCAGTTCAACCAACGCTTCACAGTGTTACAAGTAATGTTTATGACATGTACCATATTGTAGCTAGTAAGGACGGAAGTACAACTTCAGGAATTAACGGTGTAGATAACTTAATAGAAATCTATATTGCAATTGACGAAAACGATGGTGTAGCTTTTGAAAATCAACTTAACGGGTATTTAGCTTCTGCTAATTTTGCACCTGTTATCTTATAATATTAATATTTAAAAATAAAATAAAATGGCACATCCAAAATTAATGACAGCACACGCTAAATACGACTTCGCAGTCGATGGTGGCGCTGCAACTACTATTGTACCAGCTAACTCTGCAATTATCCCTGATAATGCAGTTATCGTTAGATGTTATTCTGTAGTTACTACAGCAATGACAAGTGATGGTTCAGCAACTTTAGCTCTTACTACGGGAGGAGTTACTTTAAAAGCTGCAACAGCATTTGATAATGGAGCTTTTGATGATGAAGACGTAACAGAACATACTGTTGTGGACAAGACTACATCTTCAACAGGTATTCAGTTTGTAATTGCAACAGCGGCTTTAACTGCTGGTGTAGTTGAAGTATTTGTTGAGTACTATATCTCAAACATATCTGCGTAAGTAGGTATTTAATTTAATTAGACTCACAGGGGACTTGTTTCCCCTGTAGGTCTTTTTTTATAAAAATTTAAAACAACATGGCATTAAACATATCAACAACTTCTGATTGTAAAAAGATTGTAGTAACAGTTA